AAATAAAATTTAGATAATAAAGTAAAAAAATGCGGTATTTATATGAGTATAACAACATACTCATATGAATATATTTGATCCATTTGTCTCAGGTAATCTCTCCGTATCGGGTTCCGGACACATTTCAGGAAACTTAACCGTATTAGGAACGATTAACGCCACTATTAGTGGTACGACATCAGAAGCGTTAAATTCACAAAAATTAAATAACCAAGAGGCTTCGTATTATGCGATAACCGGTAGTAATATTTTTAAAGCGAACCAAACAATCACAGGTTCACTTTATGTTACTGACGACATCGTAATTAACGGACAGTCATATACCTCACAAACATCAGGTACATCAGGTACATCAGGAACATCCGGTTCGTCTGGTTCTTCAGGAACTTCAGGTTCATCAGGTAGCTCTGGAACATCTGGTACGTCAGGTAGTTCTGGTTCATCAGGAACATCTGGTTCATCAGGTAGTTCTGGTACATCAGGTTCATCAGGTAGTTCTGGTACATCGGGTACTTCAGGTAGTTCTGGTTCGTCTGGAACATCTGGTTCATCAGGTAGTTCTGGTACATCAGGTTCGTCAGGTTCGTCTGGAACATCTGGTTCATCAGGTAGTTCTGGTACATCAGGTTCGTCAGGTTCATCTGGTACAACAACAATAACTAATGCTACCGACAATAGAGTTATGACAAGTGCTGGTGGTGTTACTTTGAATGGTGAAGCTAACCTTACATTTGATGGTACTACTTTATACGTTGCAGGTGCTTTAGGTGTGGGTACATCAACACCAACAACTACAGGTTTAATTAGAGCAACAAATGATGTAATTGCGTACTACGGTTCTGATGAAAGATTAAAAACTAACATCCAACCTATCGCTGGTTCATTGGATATTTTATCAAAAATTAATGGTTACTATTTCGATTGGGTTCCTATGGAAGGAATACACGAAAATGAGGGTCATGACATTGGAGTTGTTGCACAAGAAATCGAATCAGTTTTACCTGAAATTGTTACAACAAGAGACAATGGATTTAAGGCGGTTAAATATGAAAAATTAGTTGCCTTATTGATTGAAACAAATAAAGAATTACTAAAGAGAATTGAGGCTTTAGAATCTAAATTAAAATAATTAAATTATTGATACTCACCACGTCCTAAAAAAATGTGGTGAGTATTTATAAAAAGTCGATATCAAAATTTAAGAATTAGAAATGGGTACAGTACCAGCAACAGGATCGGAAGTAAGTATGGGTAAAATTGCGGTAGTTTTAGGTATAAACGCAAATGCAACCACTCAAACAGCATTAAATGCCAATTTAGGTGTAGGTCGTAACCGTTCATATTCAGGAGTTGCAAGTATTGCCAGTGGATCACAGACACAAGAAAGTTTAAGTTTCGGTGGTTTATCAGGTTCAGGAGCATATTAATTTTATTTTTTCATTAATTTTTATTATATTAATACCATATGAGTATTAAGTATAAATCTAATCCCTCATTATATGAGGGTTTATACGTTATATGGAATGGTATTGACTTTGATAAGGATAAATTAATTAAGTTCATAAAACGACTTAAATGGGTCAAATTTTGGTCTTTTATCCCAAGGTTTAAGGAAGAACACCAAATGATGGAAATTATCCTACAATCGTGTAATTATGACCGTATAAAGGGGTTATTAAACAACGATGAGAATGTGATTCGTATTTGTTTAATTGAAAAATATGCACGAATTGGAGCTTTAGATATTGCGATTCATGGAGTATATACAAGAGACACATATAGGATTATTTCTAATTTACCCAAAGAAGATTATAAGTTAGTATTAAGAAGAGTGGAGGAATTGGTAAAAATCGCACAGACAACTACTATACAGAGTGATAATATTTCAGATAACATACCAGGAATATGAAAAAATCAATAAGAAAAAGTTCAATGTGGGATAGTAAACAAATAAAACTATCTATATTAGTACCAACAAGAGATACTGTACATTCACAATTCTCATATTGTTTAGCACAATTATATAAGACAACATCAGAACTTGGTATTGAGACATTCTTATTTTATGATTCTAGTACAATTTTATTAAACCAAAGAGAAAGATTACTAGAACAGGCTAAAAAAGTTAATTCAGATTATGTGTTATGGATTGACAGCGATATGATGTTCCCATCAACCACCGCAGTTCGTCTTTTAGAACACAATAAGGACATTGTTGCGTGTAATTATACTAAACGTACCAAACCACTTAAAACAGTTGCATATACCAATTTAAATGATTGGAATAGTTGGCTTCCTATGGTGCCACAGGACGAACTTGTTAAGGTTGAAGGGGTTGGTATGGGATGTATGTTAATGAAATTAGATATCTTCGAAAAAATTCAAAAACCTTATTTTGAATTTAGATACAAAGAAGACACCCAAGATTATTTCGGGGAAGATTTTATATTACTCGGTAAATTAAGAGAACAAGGATACGATGTTTATATCGATACTGTTTTAAGTATGGACATAAAACATTTAGGTATTTATGCCTTTTAAATTTTATTTTTTATATTGATTGTAAGATTACCAATTTTGTACTGTCCAATTTCATATTGACTTACAACTAATCTTAAAACAAGTAATAATTCCATATCCTTATTTGTCATTGGTTCAATTTCATAAACCATTACATCAACTGAGTTTACGTCCTCAAACTTGTTTTTTAAATTATAATTCGTATTAGGTTGTTCTTTGTCGATATAGTCATTAGGTATTTCGTCTAAATCTATTTTATCAAAAAATGGTTCAACATCAAATAAAGTTTTTTTGTTATTCGTTGTTAATCCCATAGAAAATTTTTTATAAGAGAAACTTTCTTGATTTTGATAATTTATTTGATTAAATGTGTGAATAGGAACCCCCCATTTTCTTATAAAATTTCTATTAGAAAAAAATTCAATGTCGTTACGTTTATCTTTCATCTCATCACTAAATCTGGATGTCTGCGAAACAAAATGATATACAATTGCGGAATCACATGTTTTTAATCTATATCCTTTTAGTTTCGCACGTATTAAAAAATCATCATCTTCACAAAAACATGGAACAAAAGTAAAACCATCAAAACCATTTAAATCTTGGAATACCTTTTTGTATGCTGACATAAAGAATACTGCACCATCATATAATTTATCGTTATTGTTCCATTGTTGAACATAACTTTTAAAGTTGTCATCATCGAAATCATCAAATGAACTTCCTAAATCTAATAATACTTTACCAGGTCTTTGGTGTCCTTTGAAAATAGGAGGTTCAATTGTGGTGTAAGATAAAATCATATCCTCTTCCAACAATCTATCAAATGATTCTAAAAATCCTTCACCAATTACCATATCATTATGGATCAAAACTAATTTATCTGTATCAACTAAATCAATACCTGCATTATATGTGTGTGAAAAAGATAACCTATCATCATCATGAAAGAATGATAAATTATCATCTTCTAATGATTCTAACCATTCTTTAGTCCCATCTGAAGAACCACCACTACTTATTACCAAAGGTGCTGTAGGATATACCTCACGTAATCTTTTATAACATTCTTTTGTTAAATCTAATTTATTATAAACTGCTAATACGAAACTTATATTCATTTTATATTTTAATTTTAATTATGTACATATAATGGTTTTGGTATATATCTAACACCCTCCCTATTGAATTTTCTTAGATAATCTTCAACAAATAACGCATCTGCGGCTTCTTTTGTTATATCTAATTTCAATTGTTGTGCATTTGTTCTTTTTGTCATGAAGTTACCAATATCAATTGCACCATATCTTGGTTGAGATTTAATATAATAATATTCAAAATTTACCCAATTGTGTATCATATCACAATAAACGAAATGTACACCTCCTTTATTTGTGATATCTAAGAAATGGTCAACAAATACTGGCATATAATAATTGTCATCACCACTCATTACAACCCAATCCTCAGTTGCATGTTCTAGACCATAATTCCTCGGAGTATGACCCCAATCCCTACCTGGATTATCTAACACACTGAATTTAATTCTATCATCATTAAAATAATCTTTTACTTTTTGAAATCCGTCGTACAAACCATCGGCAACAACATGTATTTTCCACCTATCATCTCTTTGTGAAAAAATGGAACTAATAACTGTCATTAATTGATTTGGACGGTTATATGTTGGAATTATAAATTCAATTTTACTCATGATTAATCATTTTATTTATCCATTCATATGTTTTTGTTAAACCATCAAATAAAGGTTTTGTTGGTTTCCAATTTAATTTTTGATAAATTAATTTATTGTCACTATTTCTACCTCTAACACCCATTGGACCATCAATGTTTTTTATTTTAATATTTTTATTACTGATTTTAATAATATTTTCGGCTAAACTATTAATACTTACCATCTCTTCACTACCTATGTTTACTGGACCGTTAAAGTTTGAATCCATCAATCTTAGCACACCTTCAATACATTCGTCTATATATAAAAAAGATCTAGTTTGTAGACCATCACCCCAAACTTCAATTTCACCACCATCATTTGTTTCTGAAATTTTTCTACATAACGCTGCGGGCGCTTTTTCTTTACCCCCACAATAAGTTCCGAAAGGACCAAATATATTATGAAATCTTGCAATTTTAACATCAAGATTGTAATTATTTCGGAATGACATGTACAATCTCTCACTAAATAATTTTTCCCAACCGTATTCTGAATCAGGATTTGCAGGATATGCTGAACTTTCTTCACAATTTGGTTTTTGATTATCTAATTGATTATGTTCAGGATACATACAAGCGGAAGAACTATAAAATATTTTTTTAACTTTAGATTTAATACAATTATTTAATACGTTTAAATTTATCAACGAAGAATTGTACATTATATCGGCATCATTTTCACCGGTAAAAATATAACCCGCACCACCCATATCGGCAGCCAATTGATATACCTCATCAAATATTAATTTATCGGTAAATGGTTGAACATATAAATCATATGGTATTGGATATCCACCTCTAGCTTCTAATTTGAATATCGATTCAACAAAACGTTGGTCTCTAAGATCACCGATTACAAATTCGTCGGAAAAAGTTTCCCAATGTTCTGGATATTTTAAATCCACACCCCTAACCCAATTACCATTTTCTTTTAATTTCTTTACTAAGTGTGAACCAATAAATCCACCCGCACCTAATACTAATATTTTTTTCATTACTTTTTAGTTTTCCAAAATGAATATATTCCTTTATCTAATTCATATGAGGGCCAAACAAAACGTTCTCTTATTGGTTGTGTTTTAACCCATTCCCACATTTTAGTCAATCCTTCTTTTAAATCTGTTTTGTGTTCGAAGTCCAACAAATCAACAGACTTTTGCCAAGTCGGTATTGAATGTTTAACTTCATGTCTCCCTTCAAAATACTTTACCGTACCTCCACCAACAACTTCACGAAGTATTTCATTTGCCTCATTAATAGAATATTCTTTTATCCCACCTAAGTTGATAATTTGCTTTGACGCTCTACTATCTTGAGAGGCCTTCCATAACGGTTCCAACGAATCGTCAATATAACTAAAAGCTCTAGTTTGTGTACCGTCACCAAAAATTGTCATAGGTTCATTGATAGTATGTTGATACATCCATATACCTAATACATTACGATATTTATCCCATATGTTTTGATTACGACCATAAACGTTATGTGGTCGAATGATACACCAATCAAGCCCATGATGGTCACCGGCAATCTGAATATCCATTTCACAACCATATTTTGCCACACCGTACGGATCAATAGGTTTTTGTTGTTGAGACTCATCAAAAATACCACCATACCCAAAACCATAAACAGCTAATGTTGATGTGAAAACCAATCTTTTTATATCGTGTCTGATACATTCATTTATAATTCTCGATGTTGCAACTAAGTTATTTTGATAGTTATAACTCCTAATGAACGGCGATAAACCCTCGGCAGCGTATGCTGCGAAATGGTAAACATAATCAAAATTATGTCTTTCAAAACATTCTTGTATGTTTCCATTCACTAAATTCATTTCCCATAACTCCACTTTTGGATTTACATTTTCTTTATAACCACCACTCATATCATCGATACCAACTATATTAACATTTGGGTGATTTTCAATAATATAATCTGCTAATCTTGAACCCAATAAACCGGCGACTCCTGTAATTAAAATTTTCATACTTTGTAATAATTTTCTTTTAAATCATTTTCATTTATAAATTTTTTCTTTTTCATAATAACTTGATACCCGTTATGAACTATTTCTAAATATTTGTGATATCCATGATAAAAGGCGTCCGCACCAGTTTTTACTTGTAAATAAAGTGCTTGTTCTAAACCACCACCATAATCATCAAAAATCATATAACCATCATCTTTTAAACAATAAAAAGAATTTACAGCATCTTCTAAAACATATTTACACATGTGATTTCCATCGATATAAACAAAATCTAAAAATTGTTTAGTTTCACCGTTGTGACTAAATTTTTTGAAACTATCAGCGGACTCACCTAAAAAATAAGTTACTTTATTTTCATACGGTTTTAGATTATTTTCAATAAAATCATTGGTATTAATATCCATTATATAATGATGTGACCCTTCTTTTTTACAAAAATTTTCTAATATATAGACACTTGAACCACCGTATAATGCACCAATTTCTAAACAAACTCTTGGTTCGTCACCAAAATTCGGTAAAAAATATTCCCAAGCTTCGACGTGATTTAAAAAAAAGTATCTTTCACCTTCGGGATATTTAAAATGTTTTGGATATTGAAAACTCATAAACTATTATAAAAATTATTTTGTTTTTCTTGACGTTCAATTGTCTTATGGTGTTGTATACAATATTCTTCATCTACAGGTAATGAAGAGAATCTCTGACCACCTAAAATTCTCTCATGTACTTTACCATACCAACTCATACCCTTTCGATATATACGTCCCTGTGTATCGGGAAAATTTACCCAACCCTTATCATTTATTCTCCATCCCCATTTGTTAATATGTTCCTGTGTTATATTTTTAACGGTATTAATACGAGGTACAAATATTAAATCTACATTTGGATTTAGTTTTAATATTTCATGTAAATTTTTAACCATGTATTCACTAATCATTTCATCTGCATCTAATTGATAGATATAATCACCTCTACAATATTCGTTTAATTTATTTTTCCATTCAGCAAAATTACCCTCGAATCCAAACCCTCTCCACGTCTGAACATTAGGTAATATATTAAAAGGTAATAAGAAATCCAAAATTTCAGGATTACCGTTTTTTTCGTCAAAAAGTACGACTATCTCATCTTCAATCCTTTTCTTTTCTAATAAAAAAGGAACTAACCTTTTTATTTCATCAATTTCATTACATACTGTAATTGCAAAACTTATTTTCATAAACCGAGATTTCCGTTTGTAATAATTGTTAAATTATTTGTGTTTGGTAAATTTACTAAATTTTCTTCATTTTCTCCTACGATTTCTTCAGATATTTCATTCATCAATCTAATAAATTCTATGTTGTTATTTTCCACCATTTCGTTTTCTAATCTTTCACGTAAAGTCCTGATAATCATCTGTATCGCATCGGATTCAATTGTAATTCCATGAAAAAATTTAAATTCTCTAATCATTTTGTCTTTGTCTGGCAAATATTTTAAAAACTCTACCATTATCATTAAATATCATATTTGAATTTGCCGTCGGACTTATATGTATTGTACAGTCATTAGGACCATTCGCAAAAACAACTGGACTCTCATCGTCAAACTGAAAACAAAATTCTACATCTTGAATTCTTTGATTATTCATGTAAAAAATTCTACCGTTATTATTTGTCAAATTGAAACTATCAGTCATAGTTTCCCAATAATCATTTAAATTAATGACTGCGGTATTTTCTTTTTGATTAAAAAATTTGAAATCCATTTACGGTTTTTTTATAATTAAAAGTTTATTATCACACTCTAATTTGAATTCTAAATAACTATTTTTGAATTGTTCGATTGTTAAATGACCATCATGTGCCTGTAAATCTTCAATTAGATAGTACCCACCTGATTTCAGGTGTTGATATAAAGTATTAAATGTAATCATGTGATGTTCATGATAATGACTACCATCATCAATTATTACATCATATTCACCACCAAATTTTAAAATGGCATTATTTAAATCATCCACATTTCCTTGGTCACCTTGAAATGTGTGTATTTTATTATTGTCAAATCTCGAACAATCTTTTATATCGAAACCAACAAAAAATAAATCTTCAAAGTATTGGTCCCATAAATGAACGGAAGAGTTTAAATATCTAGGGTCATTTATTCCAATTTCAAACATTCTCAAATGTTTATTTTTGTACTCATCAAACAAAGTTTCATATATCAAAGTGTATGAATGTTTTTCAAAATGTTCAGTACCTTTATCTATACCTAATTTGTTTGCAATTTCTGTTAATGTCATAATTTATAATTTAAATAAACTTGGTAAAACTAAATTCGTATATGTTGGAATTACCATTCTTTTTTGTATAATTGTTTTGAATTTTTTTGTCATTTCATCCAATGAGAAATTGTTTTTATTTTTTTCTTTAAGTGGTGTTGATTTTAACAACATTTCATCATATTCGTTTTTTACTAATTTCATTGCACCAACAACTTCTCCATAATTAGCAGTGAACCATTTTGACCCTTTGATTATGAATGTGTCCTGTGCACTTTCATCCACATCTGTCAATTTTCCACCTAGTAGAATTGAATTTTCTAATGTTAAGAAATCCTTATGTCCCGACCAATTTGATGCAATAACCGGTTTACCTGTCATGGTAAATTCTAATAATGGTCTACCGAATCCTTCCCCTTTAGTTATACTAATCATTGATTTAATTTTCGGATGATTATATAAATCGTTCATTTCACTATTTGTTAATTCACCGAATAAAAGATAAATCGAAGGTGGGGTTTTAATATCACCAACTAACTCAGTTATTCTTTTTCTAAAATTTTCTCTTTCTAAAACGGAAAAATTTGCAGATGATGTTTTTAAAACTAATGCCGGTTTTTCTTTCTCATCTTTAAATGCTTCAACGAAACATTTAATTAACATACCCACATCTTTTCTATCTTGACCTAAATTACCTTTTAACCAATGACCAACAAATAAAAACGCGAAATCTTCTTTTATATCTAATTGAAAATTATCATTAATACTATCATTATAAATTGACAAATCAACACCTTCGAATAAAACCTCAATTGGTTTTTCAATTTTATGTTGTTTAATGATTGTATTTGTTTTATTATCAATTTCATTATAGACTGAACTTAAAAGAACATCTTTTGAGAATGTGGAAGTTGTAATAATTAAATCCATTTTATTACATCCGTCAATCCAATCTTTTGGTGCAATAGTTGTTTCAATTCCTGCGGTTATACCTATATTCAATTTACCAAAACGTTGGAATTCATTTGGTACTGTAACTTGAATGTAAACATCAGGTAATCCTTGAAATTCATTCACAATATTACTTTCAATCCATTTATGATATAAATTATCACTCTCTAATGCAGTTAATGGTGTACTTCCCCACATACAACTATCGATACGTATGTCGAAAATATCCATTTTATAAAGTGATTCTAATAAATCTCTCGAATGGGCACCATACCCACTTCTACTTTTAACTGGTCCTCTAAATAATAAAGTTGGTTTTATCATACTATTTTATATAAATCATATTTTTTTCTTGGTTTGAAGTTTTTAATTGCTGTTTCAATCCCCTCAACCATTTTATCACACATAATTTTTGACGACAAATTTTTAATTGCCCACTCTCTACCTTCTAATCCTCTTTTCTTACGTTCTTTCTTTGACCATTTATAAACTTTCATAATTGCATCTGCAACTTCATTATCATTTACTCGATCATCAAAGATGTAAGGTGTTGCAACTGAACCATTTATATTGATTGATGATGGCCACACAGGTACAACCCAAGAACCATGTGGTTCTGAACCGTATTTTTCTTTATCGTGTAGTGTCCCAATTTTTATGTAATCTTCATCTGTATACTTAAATCCACATTGATCTTGTAAACCACCTGTTACATTAACAATAATTGGTGTACCGGCCATAACACTTTCGGCGGTGGTTAAACCAAAACCTTCATTATTAGCAATATTAATTGTACAGTCAACTATATTATACAATTCATTTAATTTGTCTTGTTCTACTTTTGTGTTCAACAACTTGACATCATAATCAGGACATATAGCATCTTTTACCGCATACAAATCAGTTCCATTAACATCGACCGGTGTTGTATGCATTAGTAATAAACATTTGTCAGCCTTTTCTTTTGGTAATTTATCACAAAATAATTTATATGAATAAATTACATCGGATGGTTGTTTTCTTCTTATGTTTCTGTTGTTATAAAACAATATGAAATCATATTTTTTGTCACCATAAACCAACGATTTCATTTCGTCAGAAACTTTATCCAACGGTTTGAAAACATTTTCATTTATACCGTGTGGAACATAACTTATTTGCCAATCCTCTAATGGTTTCCAAGTTGATTGAGTAGTCATTTTACCAACTCTATTAACAATACCATAAGTTTGTTTAGAAATACAACCTAACCAATCACAACATTCATAATAATTTCTATTATACATAGGGTCAGGTAAGTTGTCCCATATATGATAATATAATATAGGTGTGGTTTGTCTTATTTCATGTTCATTTTCATATAACCAAACCCAATAGTGTGGATCTGTAAAATGTAATATAGCATCAAACTTCTCCGCGGATAAGATTTTTCTAATAGTACCTATGTTACCATAACCATCAAAAGGTATAACTTTAACATCGGCATGTGGAACACCAGTTTTATTTCTCACATCTTCACTTACATCAATAATTTTTCCTTTATCAGGGTGATTCACACCCGCACCAACCTGTAACCAACTGTATTTATCGACGGTTCCTAAAACAAATTCTTTTGACATAGTACCTATACCAGATGTTAAACGTAAGTCATCTGATAATAATAATATTTTTCTTTTTACCATTTTAATACTTTGAACCACTTACCGCTAAATCGGTATAGTTATTAATCCTTTCACGGAAGGATTCATCCTTGATATATAAATCTAATGACCTATTAACTAATTTTTGTAAATTAATATTACCATCAATAGCATTTATTTTAAATTTTTTATAAACATCACCCAATATATGGACACTTGTTAATTTTTTATCTACTTTCATATTTTATTATATATATTTTTATATATTAATTCTCTAAAAAAATATCGTGAATATTAACGATATTTTTAATTATCGAGCATATAAACGATATTAGGAATTAATTTGATTTAACCTAGCAATGATTTCATCAACAGTTTTTTGTTGTTCTTCTGTTAAGGTTAAATTTGCATCTTGTTGTGTTACTTCTTCAGTATTAACCGTAACTTCGGTTGGTTGTTCTACTGTTTTAGTTTTGTTCTTTTTACATCCGCAACCCATAGTAAATTGTTTTTTTATAAATATTTTGTTTTATTGATTTTAATTCCCTATATTACATAATATAAAAAATAAAAATGTCAATATCAATGGATAAAGAATTTAATCTAGTAAAAAGTGTATACAACTCTAATTTTGAGGCCATCAAGAGTATTATGGATTTATATAAAATCGACAGATTCGATTTGGATTGTACCTATTCGACAGGTTCTTTTTGGAAAAATTTACCAGGACCAATTAATAAGACCGATTTATTTCCTAGCAACGAGATTGTTACCCAAGCGAATTCTGAAAATTTACCTTTTGAAGAAAATTCAATGAATAGTATTATGTACGACCCACCATTCGTAGTTGCTGGTGCATCATATAAAAAGAATAAAGAAGGGAGTTCTATTATAGCAAAAAGATTTGAAGGTTATACTAGTTTTGAAGATTTGAAAAACAATTATTACAATACACTCAAAGAACTGTACAGGATATGTAATAAAGGGGGGTTTTTGGTTATGAAGTGTCAAGATACGGTCTCAGGAGGTAAACAACACTTTACACACGTAATGATTATGAATATGGCATATTCATTAGGTTTTTATCCAAAAGATTTATTTATACTACATAATAAAGTGAGACTCAATAGTTTCGGAACGAGATGGTCTAAACAAGAACATGCAAGAAAATATCATTCTTATTTTTGGGTGTTTGAAAAAGTTAAACCAAAAGTAAAATATGACTTTGTTAATACTATCCCACAGGATTTAACGGTGACCCAAGATACATAGCAACTTTATCACCCACCTTCCAACCATCACAGGTACCCGCGGGAAATTCAATTACATGGTCACCAATACCACTATAACGGGGTGGATTCATACGATGAGGGTCCGCAGGAGGACAATTAGGATGTAAATGGTTTATTCTATTATTAAGGACAAAAACAATATCTAAAGGAATTAAACAATTTTTCATCCAAAATGAATGATGTCCTTTACCCATTTTAAATACCATACAACCATCCAATTCTTGTCTACCCATCATTCCTTTTTGGATATCCTCAGGACTTGACAGATATTCTGCTTTAAATGTTTTGTTATTGATGTGTACAGACATATTAATAATTATTTTGTATTCCTAAATAAATTTATTATATTTGTTTTATGGAAAGTATTTTTGGTGGATTCTTTGATTATGAATCAAAAAAACAATTAGATGATTATCTGATAAATGGTTTAGATAAACCAACGGCATTAAAGATAATCGAACTTGCAATTGAAACTCTACAGAGTCAAGGTGTGTTTTCCCTGGCAGAATCACACACTCTTTTCAAATGTTTATGTAAATTAAAAGAAAACGATGAAGACAAAATATTATAAAGATTTTTTTATTTATAAAAAGAAACATCACTGGTTTATATTACCCGCTATTGTGTTTTATTACGATAAGGATGAATATTATGGTGATGGTAAAACTTCACCATCTTGGGGTATAACAGTAAGATGGTTACAATTTATGATTGGATTTCAAATACAAAAAGTACATGAATAACATAGATAAACAATACCAACAATTATTAGAAGACATTCTAAATAATGGTTTACAAAAAGAAGATAGAACTGGTACTGGTACAATATCTCTATTTGGTAGACAAATCCGTCACAAAATGAGTGAGGGGTTTCCTCTGCTTACAACAAAGAAGATGCATTGGAAATCTATTGTAACCGAACTTCTTTGGTTTTTAAGAGGTGAAACTAATATCAAATTTCTATTGGATTACGATTGTCACATTTGGGATGGTGATGCTTATAAACGATATGAGAGAGCAAACACATGGGAATTACAAGATACCCCACCAATGAATGAGTTTATCAAAAGAATAAAAGAAGATGAAACATTCAGAAAAACATGGGGTGAGTTAGGACCTATTTATGGTAAACAATGGAGAAGTTGGAGTGGCCCGTATAATGATGGGTTTGGTGAAAATATAGACCAAATCCAAAACCTAATCAACGAACTAAAAACAAATCCGGATAGTAGAAGATTAATGGTATCTGCTTGGAACGTTGGTGAATTAGATAGAATGGTATTACCACCTTGTCATTATGGATTTCAAGTTTATACAAGACCAACAACAAGAGATGAAAAGATTGTTAATCCAGGAAAATATAGAGCAATCTCTTTAATGTGGAATCAAAGGAGTGTTGATACATTTTTAGGGTTACCATTTAATATTGCTTCTTATGCATTACTATTGGAGATTATTGCGAAAGAAGTAAATATGGTACCCGATGAATTGATTGGTAATTTAGGGGATACACATTTATACTTAAATCACATTGAACAGGCGAAAGAACAAATCAGTAGAACCCCTTATGGTTTACCAACAATAGAAATTACAGAAAGGAATTGGTATATACATGAAAAAGTAAAAGAACATTTAGGAGAAAAAACATTAGACGAAAAATTAAAAAGTTACAGACCGGATTGTTTTGAATTAATTGGATATCAGTCACACGAAAAGATAAGAGCAAAATTAAGTAATTAAAAAACCCCGATAACTTATTTGTTATCAGGGTTTAAAGGGGGATTTACATCCTTCCTTGTCCACGATAGTTCTTTTCAGTTCTATCGTGTTTGTTGTGTGTTTTAGAGGCTTTACCACCCTTTCTTTTCCCGAAGGAAATTTTGGTCGAAGCACCGCCCTTACCTTTTGCTTTAGCCATAAAAATTGTGTTTCTTATAAGTATATCCCAAATTAATTTATTATATTTGTATCATAAATAATAGAATGATATATGGAAGAATTATTCAAACAAGAATATGTTTATGCGTTAATCACACCATTTAAAAATTATTCAAAATTCCCAAAAGAAACACCATATTCTAATATAAATAAAAAAAGTTCATATGATGATATATTTGGAGGGACTACCACAAATTATCATAACCAAGATTATACAGAAGTTCAACCTATTGAATTAAATGAATATTCCCATAAAAGAAAATTATGTTTTTTTTACATTGATGATGAAATAAAAGAACCTGCGTTATTTCAATATGCAAAAAAGAACTATGTTAATGGGAATGTAAGTTATAAATTCTTTACAACTAAAGATAGACACATAAAAAAACATTATGGAAATCCTTTTAGTGAAATAACAATTCATCTAATCAGAAGGAGTGTTGTGAGAATCGGTGACAAAATTACCATTAAAGCTTACAGACACACTAAACACAGATACTTTAACAACAAATACTTTAAAAAAAATACATTTGTCGAATCGTTAACAATCAATACGAAAACAGGAAATTTTACCCTATTAAGTTATTCGATAGGAAGGAAGGGTTCAAAAAAAAGAGTATTTAGAACTAATTCGTTTAATTTTCTTAAAAATGGATTTTTAAATGGACCAGACGGACCTTTTAGATTTTTGAGAAATCATTCTTCAAATCATCAAAAAGTAGATAACGAATTATCGAAGTATATGAATGATTATGAATTCAACTTTGCAATAAAAGAAATATTGGGATTTAATTCTTTATTATTCGGTAATGGTTCACACTTCAAAGAATATTTTTATAGTCAATTTATGGAATGGTTTGTTAAAACAAAAAAAATTAAAATTCCAAATGATTATACACATCTTCTATCTAACATGTATCCTACGGAAAAATATCTGAAAAAAAATGACAGAAAACTAATTTCATCAATTTTAGACATGTTTCAAATTAAATCAAAAATTACAAATAAAATTGTACATGACAATCCAAACATAGAATTTGATGTTTTATGTAGATTGTGTTATTTGTTTGGTGAGGATTTTCCTAAATACATCGGTTCAATAAACAAAGAAATATTACACAATTCTAAATATAAAACACAAGTATCATCCCCTTTTGGTCTTGAAAAAATGTCTAAAACATTCATATCCAGTTTTAAAAATCACGATTTCACAATAAAACAAGTTGAAAAAGAAAATCTTGTTAAATTATTAAATTCCCATAATATTGGTGATAATAGAAATTCATTTATTGGTCATAGAAATTCCTTCAACGATTCCTCGTTGGGGTTAATTTGGGATCACTTTAGAATGATAAAAAAAATAAGAGAGTTTCAACCTGATTTAATTATGAGGGCAACAAATTGGGAAAAATTTAACGAAGAACATAATGAATTGACCAAAATAATTAAAGCAATTAAAAAGGGTTATGTAATTCAATATGTGTATCCTGAAAAAACAATAAATGAGATACAACAACCAATAAAATCATTTAAAAGTATAGAAATTGGTGGAGGTCTGAAAGGAACTGATATGGATGATTATACATTAATCATACCACACGTTTTAACAAGAGAAGAAGAATATGTTGAAGAGGGAAGTTTTATGCATCATTGTGTTGCCACTTACGCTGAAACTGACACTTCTATGATTGTATCTTTAAGAACTGAAGATAAACAAGACAGAGTTACTTGTGAATTTAGATTATCCGATGGTCACCTAATTCAAGCTAGACATTTTTCAAATAAAACACCGCCAGAATATTTTGAAGGGGCCATTGAACATGTTAATGATATTATTAGATTAAATGCTCGTTACGGAACTTTAGGTTGGTTAAAAAAAGAAAGGGTTCCGGTAAAAATAAATGGGGTGGAAATAAAAAAAGAAGATAGGGAACCAAGAAGATTGATAGATATTTTAGATTTTGACGACGCACCACCGTTACCATTTTAACTACACAATTTCCTTAAATCCATATATCTTTTATATATGGATTTATTGTTTGAATATACACAAGAAAAAACGGATAGAAAACATAAGACATTAAATGTTTGTAATTTTATTCTTTCACGTAATAGTGAAATGATTGAATATTCAAGTTATTTTAATTTTGATTATAATAGGTTTGGTACAAAACAAAAAATTACATTCCAACATTCATTTATTGTAAATTTAACAAATGGTGATATTGACATTAGTTATAAAATTATTAACAATGATTTGATAGAAGATAAGTTATTTAGAAATACATTTAAACATAAGAAAAATGATTTTAAAATGTTATTTGACTTGTCTGAAAACGGTTTTGAAAGAGGTGAAAAAAGATATAATTATTGGGGTGTTAAATTCAAAAGAGCAAAAGATGAATTATTAGTTATTTTTTATAATCAAATAAAAGATTATTTCAAAAACGATTTCATAAGTCATAAACTACAAAAAGGTGAATACCACATAAATCATCTATATGATATGTTGGTAGATTTACATTTAGAATTGAAAGGTATTAAAGGACACGACGGAATCTATTTTGATATTCAACACGAATATCCAAAGAAAAAATGGTTAGAAAAAAACGAATATAAGTTTTTACCTGCGGTACTTGATTCTTATAATATCAAATCAAAATATCTTATTGGTGAATTAAATAAACATACGGACAAACCGGTTATGATTTCATCTTTAAATTATCTATGTAAACTTTTTGGTTCAAACTACATAGATTATTTGAGACAAATAAAATGGGAACACCATTGTTATGATGCAACACCGAATAAAAAAACTCATGAATTAAAAAATGAATCAGAAAAAAATTCTTTAGTGAGTGTTATTAACAAATGGGAAAAGGACACATTAAAAAGTGATTCGTTAATTTACATGTTGAACAAACTTTTTACAATAAGAGAGGTGTTAGAACAAAAAGGTTTAAATCTAAAATTCAGGGCTAAGAATGATCATGAATTTGAAAATCTAATGGAAATTTGGTCGGGGTTCAAAATACATTTTACAAGAGGATATAAAGTAAAATATCTTTTACCTAACAATGTAATTAATGATTTGGAAGAAGAATTTAAATTGGGTGATATGAATTTTAAACCTAAATTAATATTATCAGAAGAAGATTTCAGAATCGAGGGATATACAATGAAAAATTGTATGTCCAAACAATTTCCTCATGGTGCGATTTATATTTTTGTTTCATTACAACACAAAAGAAAGAAAATCAATTTACAATATAGGAAGGGACAGTTAGTACAATCTTATGGAAAGGCAAATACAGTGGTTCCGAAATTATTTGAAGAGGCAATATGTTATCTTACTAACAAGTTTAAAAAATACTCCAACTTAGAATGGAGGAAAGAAAAATACGATTTCATAACTCATTGATAATCAATGTATAATTTTTTTTGTTAATTCGAATTATTTTTATAATTTCGTAGTAACTAAACAATAAACAAATGACTTACCTATCTGTATGTAGTGGTATTGAAGCTGCTTCGGTTGCTTGGAAACCACTTAAATGGAAATGTGTTGGTGTGTGTGATTTTGCAACATTCCCACAACAAGTGTTGACACATCATTATCCAAAAACTCCTTTATTTACTGACATAACTAAACTTAACCAAAATGAAACGTACAAAAAAACAAAATTCGACTTATTGGTCGGAGGAACGCCTTGTCAATCTTTTTCCGATGCAGGGCTCAACAAAGGAATGGATGATATCCGTGGTAGAATCTCACTTGAGTATGGAAGAATTCTTAAAGAGAAACGACCCACATGGTTCATTTGGGAAAATGTCGAAGGCGTTTTTAAAAACAAACACAAAAAAGCCCTATGTGAAATCATCTCAACTTTCACAGGTGTTAACTTTAAACCAGAAAATCTCGACAAACAAGGTGTTGTCCAAGGAGAAGAATACTCCATCGCTTATAGGGTTTTCGACAGCCAATACTTCGGAGTTCCCCAACGACGCAAAAGAATCTATATTGTTGGATATCGTGGAAAAAATTGGAGATTCCCGTTCGCCGTACTATTTGAAGAAGGATGTTTTGAAAGCGTTAAAGAAAAGAATAAAATCAAGAGGGATGAGTACTCCAAAAATATTCTCGGACAAATTAAACTCGCAGGTACAGTAACCAAATCATATGCAACTACTTTAGTAGACGGTTTTGGAAAAACATCCACCTCAAACTATTGGGTGGATACTCACGGAATCAGAAGATTCACAGAAAAAGAACTCGAAAGATTACAAGGTTTTCCTGATGGTTATTTAGATTTTGAAATTAATGGAAAAAAACCTTCCTATTCGAGTGTTAAAGGTGGATTAGGTAATTCAATGACAGTCAATGTTATGTATTGGATTGGACAAAGAATCAATTTTATTGAAAAATATAGACAGAAATCAAAAGTTTTGAAATCCAAATAATTTTTATTATATTATTATAAATTAAATAAAAAAATGGCAACAAAAAGACCTGATATATTCAAAATGGTTGATTTACTCTATGACTATCACTATGAAAAAGCTGTTAGTCTTTATAAACCTGGTATAAGTTTGATGATAGAAGGTAGAATAGTTAGACTTGCCACAACTGCCGCAGTCGAACATTGTGATAGACAAATTCAAATGTTAAAACCAAACACAAAAAAAACAATATATAACCCCGAAAGATATTCTGACGAATTGGTATATTGGATTGCTGTTAAAGAAATTCTTTTAAATAAATTAGTATAATGCAACCTAAAGAAAGTAAATCAAAAAAACATTTTTATACATCTATGTTAAAAAGTATAATCCGAATAATTGGTTGTTGGGCGTTATGGGATTATTCATTAGGTAGTGCCGCAATTTTTTTCGGATTGGCAGAAGTGTTAGGTATCATTGAAGAATTTTAATTCGTGAATTATTATTTATTAAATTCGTTTATAAAAAAAATTAAAATGAAAACTTTCAAAGATTTAACATTCACACCAACAGAACCATTTCATAATGGAGTTAGTTCAAGAATTTTTTTCGAAAATGGATGGGGTGCATCAATAGTTAAACATGATTATTCCTACGGGGGAAGAGAAGGATTATATGAATTGGCGGTGTTATTAAATAATGAAATTCATTATGATAATCCTGTTTCTGGAGGAGACGTGTTGGGATATTTAACCGAAGAAGATGTCTCTGAATTATTAAAAGAAATACAAATATTATGAAAACAGAAACACAACTTAGAGCTGGTTTAACATTTTCACTTTTATTTTTGGTCATATTGTCTTTTCAATACATGAAACAAAATGATGAATTGACAAAATGTAAAGTAAATAAGGATTCATTGACAGGCGGTGATATCCAAAAGGCGGAATTACAAGATTCACTTTTCATACTACAAACTAATTTGGGTAGATATGAAATTGCATTAGAGATGTTGAAAGAAGAAGACAGTTTATGTGCACAAAAATTTGAAGATATTTTATATACAAAAACGGAATAATATGGTTCAAAGTGATGGTCAGTTTCATTTGGGTAATGGTGATTTTTTGAATATAAAATCAACACAAATTGTTAAATTACAAGAACAGTTTGTGGTATATAGTGAAGACGGCCCAATATTTTTAAATGTTGATGTTCAAGCCGATTTTGCTGAGATACCAAAAAAATATCATGAAATATTTTTTAATGTTCTTGCAGCAAAATACATGAATAAAGTTTCCTTTGGTGAGAATCCTTTTTCAGAATGTAGACCAGTTATTAAAAGAAAATGGTGGCAATTTTGGAAATCAAAATATTTTACACAATAAATCAATTTTATGAAGTACATTATTATTGTTGCAGTTTTAACTACACTTTGGATGGCTTATGAAATTTGGAGAGCACCTCTAATGGAGGAGACGGATGACGGAAGAATGATAACAAAAAGACCTACAAGAAAATTGAGTGATTTATGGCGAAAGCAAAAATAGAATTTGATTTAAATGATGTTGATGATAGGTACGCCCATTTACGAGCAGTCAAATCTCTTGACTTAGCATTAGCTATATGGGACATCATCCATAACACCAAGAAATCTTTGGAATGGTCAATGGAGGGTAAGGAAATGGACAAGTATGATGCTTTAGAAATGGTATACGATAAAATTCATGAAATATTAGATGAACACAACATTAATATCGACGAATTAATCGTATAATATATTTATGATTAAAAGATAAATTATGGCGTATAGTGACAAAGTTTTAGACCACTATTCAAATCCTAAAAATGTAGGAACTTTGGACAAATCTAAAACCAACGTGGGAACAGGATTAGTTGGTGCTCCAGAGTGTGGTGATGTAATGAGATTACAAATTGAAGTAAATGATGGTATAATTACGGACGCTAAGTTTAAAACCTTTGGTTGTGGTTCCGCAATTGCGTCATCTTCATTAGCAACCGAATGGTTAAAAGGAAAAACCTTAGACCAAGCGGTTCAAATAGATAACATGGATATAGTGGAAGAATTAAATTTACCACCAGTTAAAATACATTGTAGTGTTTTAGCTGAAGACGCAATTAAATCAGCAATAAACGATTATAGAAAAAAACAAGGATTGGAAGAAATCATTTTTGAAGAAAAATATTAATTAATATGGTACAATTTATAAAAAAATATCAAAGTCAAATAGGAATGGGTTTAGCAATATCTGTTTTAGTTTTATGTTATTTCCAAAGAAAAGAAATTAATAGATTGAGACAAGAGTTAGGTCACAAACAAATTGTGGATACGACTATGATGAACATAGATAAAGAAGCGAATAAAATGTTATTAGATAGTATTAAAAAATGATAGACGTTTCAGAAAAGGCACTAAATCATATATTAGAAATAATGGTCAGTGAAGGAATGACACCAGATACACACTATCTAAGAGTTGGTGTTAAAGGTGGTGGTTGTAGTGGTTTATCTTATGTCATGGATTTTGATGATACGAAAGAAGAGTTAGATGACGTGTTTGAAGTTGATGGGGGATTAAAAGTTTTGGTTGATAGAAAGTCATTATTATATCTTTATGGAACCACTCTTACTTATTCAGATGGTCTGAATGGTAAAGGGTTTCAATGGGAAAATCCTAACGCATCACGAACATGCGGTTGTGGTGAAAGTTTTGCTTTATAATTTTTTTATTGTCAGTATTTTTTCATATATTAATACTATATGAATTTACTAGAATTATTTGCTGGAAGTCGTTCAGTAGGGAAACAAGCTGAAAAACTTGGTTACGAAGTATTTTCATCAGATTTAATATCATTCGAAGGAATTCACTACCCTATCAGTATATTAGATTTCGATGTAAAAAAAGTACCGTTCAAACCAGATGTGATATGGGCGTCGCCACCATGCACTGGTTTTAGTGTTGCAGCAATAGGTCATCATTGGAGTGGAGGTAAAGGTGCATACATACCTAAAACGGAAACTGCGAAGTTAGGTATTGAATTGGTTAAGAAAACAATTGAAATAATTGAATACTTCCAACCAAAGTATTGGTTTATGGAAAACCCACGTGGAGTTCTTCGTAAGTTAGATGTTGTGAAAGATTTACCAAGAAAGAGCGTAACATATTGTCAATATGGTGATGAAAGAATGAAACCAACCGATATATGGACCAACAGTGATGTATGGGTTCCACGTCCTATGTGTAAGAATGGTGACCCATGTCACGTCGCCGCACCAAGAGGTAGTAGAACTGGAACACAAGGTAGAGCAAATGCATATGAAAGAAGTAAGATACCTGATGAATTATGTAAAGAGATATTAAAAAGTTGTTTATGATTGAGTTAATAGGATATGTTGGTATGGTAATCACAATACTATCATTTATATTCAAAGATGTTAATAAAATAAGAATCACAAATGGAATTGCATGTGTAGTATGGATTGTATATGGATTTTTTAAAGTTTCATACCCAATAATATTGGTGAATTTAATGGTATTAGTGGTCCACCTATATTGGTTAATTAAAAATAAAAACAATGACTGATTTTATATTTTATAATGAAGAATGGAATAAACATTTGGAAAAAGATAAATCTAATGAAATATGTTCAGTGCACAATATTTTATTAGATAAAGACGGAACATGTAAAAAATGTTTAGAAGAAAATAATAAATAATATGGACATAATGATAATATTAGGTTTTGTATTCTTTGCAACAATGAGTGTTTTTGGTATCATTGATTTTATAATAAAATTTTATAAAAAAAATGAAGGTCAATAAAATTTTTGTTACTGGAGGTAGTCATTGTATTGGTGGAGGGTTTAATTGGGAAAAGGTCATAAAAATATATCAAAACATCGGGTTTGATATTAAAAATCGTTTCGAGATAACATATCCCCAATTAGTGGCAAATTATTTTGAAACTGACGTAATTTTTGAAGGTGATTTTGGAGGATCAATTAATCGTCTCATATCTAAAACATATGATTATATTTTTAATAATAATGTGAAGGATACTCTGTTCATAATAGAAATGCCACCAGGTTGGAGAGATGAATTTTATTCTATTGAATTAAATAGGTCTGTAAATATAACTATAGGAAATATTCTTTCTCCTGACGATGAAACAGATGTTGCTTGTGGATATGATGTCAAAGATTTACACAAAATACATAAGGACATTTCAAATTATTTTTACAAATTCGTTGATTATGATAGAGAAAGAAGAAAATGGATGAACGGTATTATGGGTTTATTGTCTTATTTCAAACTTAATAATTTAAAATATATTCTAATCGATTCTGGTGATTTTCAAAATTATTTGAGAATCAATAATATAAAGGAAGAAGATTATAATTTTCTGTGGTTTGATAATGGTTATGCAATGAACAATTGGATTAATGAAAAAAAATTAACAATAAGAATCGAAACCAACGGATTATCCAATGATGAACACATGGGTATTCAAGGACACAGATTAGTATGTGAAAATATTATAAAATATATCAAAAATGAATTTCAATAAAATATATACAAATGGTTGTAGTTTTACTTGTGGAGGTGGATTACATTGGGAAGACGTAAAAGAAGTATATAGAGTTCATCACAATATTGAAATTGATAATCATTTACATTTTTCATATCCATTTTTGTTATCAAAAAAACTTGGGGTAGGTTTAATCAATGATGCGGTACCTGGTGGTTCGTCAAACAGACTGGTTAGAACAACATACAAATATCTTTTTGAAAATAAAAACGACCTAATTAATACTTTATTTATATTGGAAATACCTCCATTTTGGAGAGATGAAATGTACTCCAATGAATTGGGAAGATTGATAAATTTAACAATTACTAGTATACATTCTTATTTCGATGTAACAGATTATGCCAATGGTAACGATAAAAATGATTTGAGAAAAATTCACGATAACCTAACAAATTATTTTTATAATTTTATTGAGGAAAAGTTCGAAAAAAATAAAATGATGATTAATATTTTTGGTTTAATTTCATATATGAAATTGTTAAATCTAAAATTCATATTAATTGATAGTGGAGATTTTAGACATTTTTTAGAAACACAAAATTTAACAATATGTAAAGATAATTTTTTATGGTTCGATTCAAAACCATTATGGGAATGGATGAACATGAAAAAAATATTAATTAAAAACGAAACAAATAATTTATCTAAAGATGAACATTTAGGTATTGAAGGTAATAAAATAGTTTCAAACGTGATTTATGAATATATCAAAGAAAATAAAACATCCTTTGGTTAAAGGAATAGTAAAGGAAATACAACCTAAAATATTTTGTGCACTGATTGATGACGATTATGATAGAGCAATGTTATTTTGTCGTTATCAAGAATTTTATGAATCACCAATTAAGAAATTTAGAGGAAAGTATTTTAGTTGGGTACAATACATGAGACACTATAAAGATTTTTGGAAAAAAGACACTTTTACATATCCTGTGGATTGGTCTGGATACAATATACCAAAAGAATGTATTGAAAAAGGTTTGGAGGTATTCCATAAAGAAACTGAATATGATGTTATCATGAATGATATTTATTATTTCTGTGAAAACTATCCACTTAGATTTAATAAACCAAGAGGGAAATGGTATTTGATTGGTGCTAGTAGTAAAGATTTGAAAACAGTGGACCACGAAATTGCTCACGGTTTATTTTTTACAAATAGTGATTACAGAAATAAAATGACTTCATTAGTCGACTCATTACCAAAAAATATTAGAGAAAAGGTTTTTAAAAAATTAATTAAAATGGGTTATGTAAATGATAAAAAAATATTAATTGATGAAACCCAAGCATTTATGTCCACAGGTTTATACAATGGATTAGAAACCAAAGAGATAAAAAAATATGAAAAAGAATTCATAAAAGTATTCAAAGAATATAAAATTAAAAACTAAACCAAAAGTATGCAACACGTAATTATTCCTATTATTTTGTTTATTATTTCATTTATCATATCCTATTTTTGGGTTAGGGGTATAGATTACATGAATGTAAATCATTCAGATTATAAGGGTGAAGATTTTTTAAATTGGGATAAAAAAAATGACTGGCCGTAAGAAAAATGACAGGCCCGACATGGTCGTCTACGATGATGAAAAAGGATATTACCAAAGAGAATTAATCTATGGTAGTAATATTGGTGCACCCGCAATAAAAATTGACGACGTTAAGGGTTGGAAAAGTAATCAAGCAAATGTTGCTAACAAACAATTTAGAACCAAATATGAAGAACTAAAAGAGGAATACAGAAAGTTAATTGATGAGGTGAATTGGAATGAATTAGTGTATTCTTCGCAGTATAGTTTTATACCATCTATTGGTGAAATTTATCACCTTTATCTGAGAGATGACGATACCACGTTTCTATCTCTCATATCACCAGAACAATGGAATAAAAAGTATATTGGGTCATTTAAGTTAGACTCAACACAGAAATGGATAAAAGTATCCGTATAGGATATTTATAATAATATGAAAAGAATTCTCAGAGAACAACTTGAAAGAATCCACAGACTAAATTATGGTAATAGGGTATTGAAAGAAGGTTTTTTAGATACTTTATTGGGTGATGACAATGAAGATGTTAAAAAGATTGACGACCCTAAAAAGGCCGATTTAGTTGGATTAACAGACAAAAAGGAGAAAATTTCTGACGATAAGTTAGTTTTAGATTTTTATAGAACATTGGACGAGTCAATACAATCAGGAGGTTTGAAACAACAATCCTATGGTTCAATGTCATATCAAAAAGGTGTAGAAACCATGCAAATTGGTTTATTACTTCTTGGTTATGAATTACCAATTCATGGTGTTGACGGTTTATTTGGTCCTGAGACGGCAAATGCTGTCAAGAGTTTTATGGATAATAACTTTGGTCAAAATCAAATAAACGAAGATACCTTATCATCACCAATCGGATCAACAGTTATTAATTCACCTTTTGGTGACAGACATGGTCGTAAACATGCCGGTATAGATTTGAAAGCAAATTCTGGAACACAAATTAAATCTCCTTTAGATGGAGAAGTAATTGATGCCGGTATTAAACAAGATAATTGTGGAGGGACAATTTTTATACAACATGCGGATGGTTTTAGAACAAGATATTGTCATTGTAAACAAATTAATGTTACTAAAGGTGATAAAGTAAGTAAAGGTGATGTAATTGGTTTATCAGGAGGTGCTGCCGGTGATGTTGGAAGAGGAAGGTCAGATGGTGCACATTTACACTTTGAAGTTTATAAGGATGGTCAAGTTGTTAACCCAGAAGAATATTTAGGATCAGAAGTTGGTCAATATGTAGGGGGAACAAAAGAATTTGTGATGACCTTTGCAACACCAGAAATGTTATCCAAATTAAAAGAAATGTTGGAACAAAAGGGAGTAACACCTAAAGATATAAAACAATATATTGACCCGGTAACCACAGGTGGGGGAGAAAGTTTCACAGATTTGGATATAATGACGAGTGAAGGTTTTGATAATTATGCAAAAATTTGTGATGCTTTTATATCTAAAAGACAACCCAATCCTTTAGGAATCACAGGAAAAATGATGGCATCTTCAGCAAGGAAAGCGTTCGAAAGATATCAAAAATATGTTCCAGCAGAATTGGCGTTAGCTCAACTAGCAGCTGAAGGAGGTATTGGAAACTCTGATTTGAATATTAGACCAATTAAGACTAAAAATCCTTTTAACGTAGGTAACGTCGACAGTGGAAAAAACATCTACAGAGAAACCGTTCAAGATGGTATTGATGCATATTACAATCTTATTGCAAAGGATTATTTAGGAAAGGGTAAAACGGCAAATGATTTGACGAAAAACTTCGTAAATAAAGACAATCTTAGATATGCAGGTCCAAAATACGAGGCGTCGGTTTCGGCAATAGCGAGAGAGGCAAACAGAATAGCTAAAAATTTAGGAATTTCTTAATAAATTTTTTTGTTTAATCAGAAATATTGATTAAATTAGTGTTCTAAAACTTACATTATGCCAAAAGAAACTTGCATCATGTGTGGTAAAGAAACACACGAAGAGATTACAACTCACATTGATTTCAGAACTGGTTACATTGAAGGTGCTGGTCAGTTATGTATTGAATGTTACAACAGAGGTAACCAATCAAGTCGTAACATGATTACCATACCAGAACATTA